AACGCACCAAAGATTGAACTTTTTTCCTGAGAATCAAATCCGTAAACTTCACCACCGCTAAGATATTCGTCTTTGAGTTTTTGACTATCAAATGCAGTCAACAACGTAAAGACAAGAACACCAACAATAGATATAATCCAAGACATCATTGAACTTGCCAAAAAAATATTGACAACACTTGCGATCAATAGTCCAATCATTCCCATGAATAGAAATGATCCCATACTTGTCAAGTCTTTCTTGGTTGTATATCCATATAAACTAGCCGCAGTAAATGTTGCAGATGTTATAAAAAATACTTTTGCGATGCTTGCTGTGGTGAATAGCATGAATATGGAACTCAAACTAAGCCCCATAGAGATTGCGTATGTATAGAATAAAGTCTTAGCCATGCCCGCTGAAATTTTATGCATACCAAAAGATAGAACCAAAACAAATGCGAGCGGCATGAGTGCAAAGATAAACCACCATGATGTCCCAATTAGTGATTTTAGAAAGGGTGCAGAGATATATGATGTAAGTCCTGTGACAAGCAATGCAACCATCATATGATTGTAGACACCCATCATATATGAGCGAAGACCTTCATCATATTGTTCTGCAGTATTAGTTTGTATATACGTTTGCATACTGTGACTCCCATAATTTTTTATTATTTATATGATGGTTCCCTCAAGCAGAATTAAACTGCTATCTTCGCTTTACCAAAGCGATGTACTGGCCATTGTACTATGAGGACCTGGTGGGACCAGTAGGATTTGAACCTACGACCCTCTGCGTGTCGAGCAGATGCTCTACCTCTGAGCTATGGTCCCTGCAGATTTGGAGGACTGTACTGGAGTTAAACCAGTCTATTTGGTTTTGCAGACCAACGCATGAATCGCCCTGCCCACAGTCCATATTTGGTGCAGTCGGAGAGATTTGAACTCTCAACATTTACCACCTCAAGGTAACGCCTCTGCCAATTGGGCTACGACTGCAAAATGGTGCCCGCGGAGGGACTTGAACCCCCAAAACCCACGTTCTAAGCGTGGTACGTATGCCATTCCGTCACGCGGGCATAATACATTTCTGCTAAATAGATGTGGATCGCGAGACGGGAATCTCCATCCACTCTATGTCTAATATCTTACTACGGAGACACAGCTATGTCAAGCAATATTTATCGCTACTACGTCTATGCATATCTACGCTCAGATGGAACACCTTACTATATTGGTAAGGGTTTTGATAGAAGAGCATACAGGAATCATCGGCACATTCCAGTGCCTAAAGATAAATCCAGAATAGTGTTTCTGGAAACCAATCTATCTAATGTCGGAGCATGTGCATTAGAGCGAAGGTATATTGAATGGTATGGTCGTAAAGACCTCGGGACAGGTATTCTCCGCAACATGACAGATGGCGGTGAAGGTGTCGAAGGTCATATTCATAGTCAAAAAACTAAAGATAGGATTAGGGACTCTAGAAAAGATCAATCCCCGCCCAATAAAGGGAAAACACCATCACCTGAACATAGAGCAAAATTGAGTGCTGCCAATAAAGGTAATTCACCTTTCAATAAAGGAAGATCCCTTTCTCCTGAACACAAAGCAAAATTGAGTGCTGCCAACAAAGGTAAAAAGCGATATGCTGTTTTTGAGACAGCCTCCTCTGCCAGTTGGGCTACAGGAGCATAATAAATTCGCACCGAAGCGGAGATGGTTCTAATGAGTCATATGACCTCTCACATGCCATTACGGCACTTTAAACGCGCAAAACTCTAACGTACTTCGGTGCTGACCGAATGCGATACTGGTCGTCGCATTCGGTGTTTTGGTGCCCTCAGTCGGAGTCGAACCGACAACATGCTGGTTTTGAGTCAGCCTCCTCTGCCAATTGGGATACAAGGGCAAAACTCGTCTTGGTTGTTTTGCTACGCTGGTACAACCAAGAAAACCTCGATAGACCTATCGCCGCTAGGCGTAGGCTCAAAAATGGAGCGGAATACCGGTTACGCTCCGGTGCATTCTCGTTGGCAACGAGATAGGCTACTATTACATCAATCCCGCAAACTTTACTAAATAGATGTGGATCGCGAAGCAGGAACTTCCATCCACTCTATGTCTAACATTTTACTACGGAGACACAGCTATGTCAAGCAATATTTATTACACAATCTATAAAGTCACCAATTTGTTGGATAGCAAATATTACATCGGAAAACACATGACCAAAAATCTTGATGATGGTTATATGGGTTCTGGTAAACTTATTCGTCGTGCAATCAAAAAGCATGGCATAGAAAATTTCAAGAAAGAAATTCTTCATGTCTTTGACGACGAAGAAACCATGAATGCTAAGGAAGCAGAATTAGTTATTGTCTCGGAAGAGACATATAATTTGACTAATGGTGGACTAGGAAGTTGGTCGCACATAAATTCTAATGAAGAATTACGAAAAGCAAAAACCATCAAGGCAAGAGAAATCACCAATCAAATTCTTCAACAAAAGTATGGATACAATTGGAGAACCATATTAGGTAAATTGGGAGCAAAAGCAAATTTAGAAAAAAATGGAATAAATCAAAAATGGTTGATTGCCGGCAAAACTTCTTTTTTAGGAAAAAAACATACAGACGAAAGTAAAAAGAAAATAGGTAAAGCTAATTGCAAAAACACAGGAGAAAAAAATTCGCAATACGGAACTATGTGGATTACAGATGGCGAAAAAAACAAAAAAATCAAAAAAACCGATCTTGATTTTTGGATCAAGAAAAATTGGAGACAAGGGAGAATGCTAAAGTCTGGAGCGGTGTGAGGTAATCGAAACCTCATCTTCAGAGTGGAAATCTGAAATAATAGCCGTTATACGAACACCGCAATTTGGTGGGAGCGGCTGGAGTCGAACCAGCATTGTTTACCACACGGGATCCGATTTACAGTCGGATGGCACACACACCATAGTACCAACGCTCCCAAATTCATTATTCACATAGTACTATATCTTGTTGGGTAAGTCAAGAACTATTTCTAGTTCTTGACCACCACTGGTGCCTTCCACTCTCCGATGAACTGAATCCAACTCTTGTCATCGATTTGAATTGGAAACTTCTTGCGAACAGCGAGAAGGTCGTAATAGCTGGGCTTGTAAGGCCTACGCTTTGGTGCCCACTTACCTACAGGAGAACTATCGCCCTTCAGTAGATTGCAGGTGCTGCAAGCCGAAACAAGATTGTCCCAAGAATAGGTACCACCCTTGCTCTTTGGAACAACGTGATCAAACGTGATGCATTTCAGCGTCAAAGGAGTTTCGCAGTATGCACACAGGCCGTGATCACGGTAATACAAACCTTCTGCACCAAGCTTTACACGTTCCTTAACACGCTTGGTGTCAAGCCTGGCAATAACAGATGGCCACTTCATGTTTAGATTTGGCGTGAGGATCTTTCGCTCATGCTCATACACCATTTGACAGGTGCCATTGAACAGTCGTGTTACACTATCTTCCACTGGAATTGTGTGTAGAGGAAACAATGATATTGGATGATAATCCGCATTGAGAACTAAGCAACGTAATCCTATAGTCATCTAATAATTCCTCCTTTCTTGTTCGCTGACCCTAAGAGATGCAGATAGACTTACTTATTGCTATCTGCATCTCTTAGGCGCTCATGTCGGAGAGGTGGGACTCGAACCCACGAAACCATGCTCCCAAAGCATGTCGATTAGCCGCTATCAAACTCTCCGTAAACTTTTACTAAATGGCAGCCTCGGAAGGAATCGAACCCTCATCTTCTGGTCCGTAGCCAGATGTTCTGTCCGTTATACTACGAGGCTATAAATGAAATCTTTTATAAATAGATGTGGATCGCGAGACGGGAATCTCCATCCACTCTATGTCTATAACTTTACCGCGGAGACACAGCTATGTCAAGCAATATTTATCGCTATTAGATACAATACCTGATGGTTGGATCATAGGTAGAAAAATGGTAGACCCCCACGGACTTGAACCGTGAACCTGGCGCTTAAAAGGCGCACGCTCTAACCAATTGAGCTAGGGGTCCATAATTTGGTAGGGATAGTAGGATTTGCACCTACGACCTCACACTTATCAAGTGTGCGCTCTAGACCAACTGAGCTACATCCGCATGAAATGGTGCCCACAGAGAGGATTGAACTCCCGACCTTCGGTTTACAAAACCGCTGCACTACCGCTGTGCTATATGGGCGCTATTCTGTGTTCTTACACAACTAAGAGCAGTATACAATTAGATGTTGGAAAGTCAAGTGTCAACATCAATTTTCCACTCTTTTAGATCTGTGTCGCTATCGCGGTATACACGAACGCATCTACCATCCTTTAGGATTACATCAATACCTTTCTTTTGATCAACCGTATCTTTGAAATAAAAACCATCGGTGGTTTGAATAATGCAATATGGTACACCAATCGTAGGATTATTTACTGAAACTAGAATTGCTTCTCCTACATTCTCGGCGCGATCTGTAACCTGCTGACAACGAGCATACACATCCATGCTTTCCCAGCTATCAATTCCATCAATGATGTCTTGAAGCCAATCAAGAGAAATAGTTACATCATCATTTCCAGATAATTCTGGAAAATTGGTTACATTAGTATCCTTATCAAGGATACTTGATGTTTTGGTTTCAGGGTTTGGCGTTGCCAAACGAATACTATAGAACTTATTATTGTCAATAATGCTCTGTCCATTACGAACAAGAATTCTTGAATCTTTTGTAAACCATCCAAACAATCTATTAATCATGGTAATTACCTTTCTTCTTTATTTTGATGCTCATCTAATGGATAATGGTGGACCGACCAGGACTTGAACCTGGAACCACACCGTTATGAGCGGCGCGCTCTAACCAAATTGAGCTATCAGTCCATATTTGGTGTGTTAAGCTAGCTAAACGATCATATTTGGTAGGAGATAAGGGATTTGAACCCTTCCGTTACAGGCAGTCCGCCCATTCTCGCCGGTTTATAAGTCCAGCCCGCTCACCAGAGCTATCTCCCATATTATTAAACTTTGCTAAATAGATGTGGATCGCGAAGCGACAACTTCCATCCACTCTATGTCTATAGCTCTAACAGGAAGACACAGCAATGTCAAACAATATTTATCGCTACTATGTCTATGCTTATCTACGCTCAGATGGAACTCCTTACTACATTGGTAAGGGCTGCAACAATAGAGCATATAAAAAGCATGGTACTATTCCAGTTCCCAAAGACAAATCCAGAATAGTATTTCTGGAAACAAATTTATCTAATATTGGCGCTTGTGCGCTAGAGCGACGTTATATTCGTTGGTATGGTCGCAAAGACTTAGGCACAGGAATCCTTCGTAATAGAACAGATGGTGGTGAAGGAAAACATAATTGTTATGTTTCAGAATATACACGTTCTAGAATTAGATTAGCTAATACAGGAAAAACAAACACATCAGAACAAAAAGCTAAAATAAGTGCTGCCAATAAAGGCAAAACACATAAGCTTGAAGCTAGAATTAAAATAAGTAATACTCATAAGCATAAACCGAAATCAACAGAACATAAAAATAAATTGAGTATCGCAAATACTGGTAAAAAACATAGATTAGAAACCATATTGAAAATGAGTGGTCCAAATAGTTCTCAGTATGGTACCATGTGGATTACTAATGGTGTTCAAAATAAAAAAGTGAAGAAAAATGATCTAATTCCTTCAGGATGGAAGAAAGAAAGAGTTTTATAACTTGGTGCCTTCACATGAAGTGGCTCCCCCGGTTCGATTCGAACGAACGACATTTCGCTTAACAGGCGAATGCAACTACCGCTGTGCTACAGGGGAATACATGGCGCTCCTGGCAGGATTCGAACCCACAACCTTCTCGGTAGAAACGAGCAGCTCTTATCCGTTGAGCTACAGGAGCATATTCAATTGTCAAACAACATCCGAAGTATACAATGACATGCTGGACATGTCAAGGACTATTTTGGCACCGGGTGTAGGAATCGAACCCACCTCTTTGATTTTGGAGACCAAGGCCCAGCCACTAGACCAACCCGATAAATGGCGGAGAGTCAGGGAGTTGAACCCTGTGACCCATTTTACCTGATCTACGGTTTAGCAAACCGCTGCATTCCCGTCCTGCCCACTCTCCAGAAATTGTATGTTGTGCTACTGCTCCGATTCGAACGGCGTCCTAGTGTTGTCCATCTGTGTTTCCCATCAACACCGACAGTAGCATATGGATCACCTCCGTGGCTTCGATCCACGACTATTCCGTTCAAAGCGGAAAGGACTACCAATTATCCGAGAGGTGAATGACTTTTTTATATAAATAGATGTGGTTCGCGATGCTGTAACATCCAACCACTCTAACAGCTTACAAGGAGCTATCAGCAATGACTGATGATATTTATCGCTACTACGTCTATGCCTATCTACGCTCAAATGGAACTCCTTACCACATCGGTAAGGGCTGCAACAAAAGAGCATATAAAAAGCATCGGCACATTCCAGTACCTAAAAACAAATCCAGAATAGTGTTTCTCGAAACCAATCTATCCAATGTTGGAGCCTGTGCATTAGAGCGACGCTATATTCGCTGGCATGGTCGTAAAAATATACGCACAGGTATTTTGATCAACATGACAGATGGTGGCGAGGGTGTTGAGGGGCATGTTCATAGCGAAGAAACTAGAGCTAGATTAAGCTCTAACGGAAAAGGTCGGGCCCCGCCGAATAAAGGTAAGCCCGGAAAACCGCATTCATTAGAAACTAAAATAAGAATTAGTAATGCAATTACTGGAAAACCAAAATCGCCCGAGCATAGAGCCAAATTGAGTGCATCTTTACGCGGCCGCGTGGTCGAGGGTAAATCGAATAAAGGCTATAAAAGAAAATACAAACAAATCTGGATTACAGACGGAAAAATAAACACAAGAATAAAATTCGACTGTGTTATTCCGCATGGATTTAGAAGAGGTTGTACCAATAAACTTGTTGGGGAACTTGGCCTCGAACCAAGAGTCTTTTGAACCAAAGTCAAACGTGTTCCCAATTACACTATTCCCCAAAACTTTATTTATTTATTGAACTTGAATCAATAAATACTGATATGAATTACTACATTTATATTATATCTTCAAAGAACTCGCCAGTCAAGATTGGAATTACTCATGATTGCGAAGAAAGACTTCGCAATCTACAGACTGGACATAGCGAGAAGCTTACAATCCAACATCGTGAACTTGTTGACAAAAGCAAGGCCAGATTATTGGAACAAATTTTACACAAGCAATTGAATTACAAACGCACACATGGCGAATGGTTTGATATATCTGTTGAAGATGCAATCAAACAATTGCAATGGTGCATAATTCGTTTTGAAGATGATCCATTGTTGGAATACAAATTCAAAAACAATCTCATCAGAGATTGATGGGGAGACTAGAGGGAATTGAACCCTCACCTACGGAATCACAATCCGCCATCCTAAACCACTAGACGATAGCCTCCATCAACTGGTACTCCCAATGGGGTTTGAGCCCATGTTTTTGCCGTGAGAGGGCAATGTCCTAGACCACTAGACGATGGGAGCATATCGACTGCACTCACAGACTGCAATCCGTGAGCCGTCAAATTGGTGGACCCTGGGAGAGTCGAACTCCCGACTTCGGTATGCAAAACCGACGTGTTCCCACTAGCACTAAGGGCCCGTAATTGTTTGCAAGCATCCGGCCTCTCCCCATTCCGGATCATTTCGCCTGTCTAGCTCAGGTTAGAGGTACGTGGTGCTAGTAGCTACTTGACATTCCATAACTCCTGAGGAGTTACAGTTTGTCTCACAAGATTTCGAGGCCTTGCTTTCACTACATCCACACTTGCAATTTGTTCGGCGAGGCACGAAGCCTCAGGACACTTTCCACAGCAGTCCCACCGTCTGTGTGCCGAAGCACGATCATAAAGCCGCTTTATTGTTATTGGGGGATCCTCTCGGATTTGAACCGAGAACCCTCTGAGTAAGAGTCAGATGCTCTGCCAATTGAGCTAAGGATCCAAACTGGTGGGTCGTGACGGGATTGAACCGCCAACAAAATCGTTTTTTTTATAAATAGATATGTTATCATAGGAGTTCGATTATGAATAATAAGATCTGTCCAAAATGTCAAACACACCACAACAAAGTTGGAATATTTTGTTCAAGAACTTGTGCAAATTCAAGAGGACCACGATCAGACGAGTTTAAGAAAAAAGTTTCAGATAAACTGTCTGGTAGAACGTGGGCAACACAAGAATCTATACGAAAAGGTATTTTAAGTAGAGGGCGAACACCGTCAGAGGATAAACCCAATACAATCTGTGTTATTTGCAAAAATAGTACAAACACTAAACATAGAAAAACATGTTCTCCCACATGCTATTCCAAGTTGTTGAAATTGCAATCTCAACAACACCCAAATTGCGGGGGTCAAAAGCGAACACATAGATCTAAAATTTACAATAATAAAAATGAAATGTACGTTTCCGAAAGTTCTTTTGAAGTTAGATTAAGTGAAATTTTAAATTTATTGAATGTTTATTGGGTGAGACCTGAATATATTTGGTATACTGATTCAAAAGGAGATAAGAGAAGATACTTTCCTGACTTTTATCTTCCCGATCATGACTTATACATAGATCCCAAAAATGATTTCCTTATCAAGACTGATATTGATAAAATCAATAGAGCAGCTAAAGAAAATAACATTTTAATTATTGTTTTGGGCGATAATCACATAACTATTGATTCAGTGAAATCTTTGGTAGGGGATAGAGGTACTGCCCCTCTTCATCCTGCGTGTAAAGCAGGCACTCTTCTTTTAAGTTAATCCCCCATAACATCTTCATGACTCTGTGCATCGGTAGAATCGAACTACCTCCCGCCCAGCGTGGACAGGATATGCCCCAGCATATCAGCGCGATGACGTGGCCACGTCATCTGCTGGCCGCGCCGGATGCACAGAGTGATGAAGATATTAGTGAATGGAATGCCATAGCACATACCCATTCTATTTCTTTCGCGACCATGTGCGACTAGTTTTCTATCAAAAACCAGCAAAACTCGTTTAGCCGAGATCATTTGATTGCGACTAAATTGGTAGACCCTACCGGTGCTGCCCCGGTTTCCGCGCCTTGAAAGGGCGCTATCCTAGCTGGTAGACGAAGGGTCCATAATGTTGTGGCAGGTGCGGTATACATCCAACGTTTCCCGGGTGTCTCGGACTTCCCATGCTCCTTTTACAGATAATCAATTTATTTCTAAATTTTTCTGCTCCATGGCACACAGCGCCGTAGCACATATCATGAACTTTACTTACCACAATTTTGGCGGATGAGGTCGGAGTTGAACCAACATTGCGCTTTCACGCTTAGCCGCTTTCAAGGCGGTGTGCCACGCCAATGGCTGCTCATCCTTTGATATTTTTGGATTTATAAGTTGGTAACTGACTATCGCAGTTACTACAGACAAATCTTAAATTTTCTAACTTATTATCGTTGTTTATGCCATTGATATGGTCAAGTATTAATGGCATAGGTTTTCCCTGCCATTCTGGACCTATGCCACAGCATGAACAAATGTAATTCAAAAGATTTTCAGCAAGAATTCTTTTTTTAATTAGATGTCTTGCATATGAACTATTTTTTACAAAGATTTTTTCGTTAGAAAAGAGTTCATTCCATTTGCTCAATCTACCTATTTTTTTACCTTTATTCCAAGGTACAATTCCTTTTTTAGCCCCAGCGTTTGGCGATCTAAATCTTTTTATTTTATTTGGATTAGAATCGCAATATTTTATATGCGAATTCAATCCACCTTTATTCTTAAAGATTTTTTTGCAAAAATTACATTCCATCTTTAACTCTCATGACACATGTTAGTATTTATACGGAATGTAATCCCATACTAGAGCATTTAACCAATTTATTACAATATTTACTAGGACTCCACAAATGTCGGTGCCACCGCTCATTTGCGACTTCATTGGATTGCGCGACCCAACTAACTTGCCTCCACTTGGCTAGGCTTCATTGACAAGCATCCTAGGGCATCACCTCATGAGTGATGCCAATTTGAATGCGGACCCAGGGAATGATCCTGACTCTCCAGCTTATGAGACTGGCATGGTCACCTGACCGGTCACCTGACCACTTGTCCGCTTCAAAAATTATTATTTTGAGTTTTCAAGATTTTTTTCTTTGCTTCTCTTATTATTGCTTTTTCTGATATTTTCTTGACCCGGATTTTACTCGCTGCGTTCTCGCCGCAGCTTTCATCCTCGGTTCCGACCGTTTGTCCTAATCTAGTGCAGGACACGCCCTCGTTGCGTTTATCGAGTATCAGATACTATCTGGCACTCATCACTTTGTCAACAAAAAAGCCCTCGGAGAAGGAGGGCTTGTCTTGTTTCGCTGAAGTTTTATCCTCAGAAGTTACAAGACAAGCCTATCTACGTGAATGGCTGACCATTCAGGCTTTAGTGTGACGCGGAAGGTATTCTGTTTTATTTCTGTATTCATCATGTCTCTATTTAGTCGTCTCGTTTCATTCTTTGTGCATTCTAGCAAACTTTTTTTGCGTGAGTCAAGGACTTTTTTTGTCTTTTTTCTCAACCACTTACTTGTTCGCTTGACTGCTCGATTATGTTTACATTCTACTTGGAATCTTTTGAAATCACAAGGACTTTTTTATCAACTCTGGTATTCGTTTTCCTCATGCCAGAGTTCAAAGTCCGAAATGCTCGCCTGCTCATCAAGCCACTGTTCGTATCCTTCCCAGAGGGTCGGATCTGACACAGCTTCATCAAAAGAAGACTGCATTTCGTTCGGGTTCATCGTTACCTCATCAACAACTTACATTCTCAGTATATGATGGGACGCGCCATTTGTCAAGGCCTAAAATTTATTCAATCAATTCAATGACTTAACATGCCCGGCCATGCGGAAGTCAGTAGGGGCAAAATTTTCTTTTTTGCTACTGTCTCGGATGCTTCAAACAATTGTCCGTTGCATCCAAGTATATCGTCAGCATATTTACTGATGATTGGGTTTGGACACGCCTGAGGACGAACTTCCAATAGTTTGGAAATAGATGTATCTATGCATCGATGGTGTTGGTGAAGTATTGCGAGCGCCGCGGCCGTTGAGCGACTAACGCCAGCAAAACAGTTCACAACAACAACGCCGTCGGTAATATCCTTGGTAAAGTCCAGTATTTTCTGGACATGATCTTTCGTTGGCGCACCGTAATCGGTGGGCTTTAGAACATCCTCAAAATTCAACCAAAGGCGGTTGACATCATTCATGCCGGGTGGCAGAAATTGCCTATCGCCCAGATCAAGTAGACTAATCCAGTGCGTAGCATTGTGTCTCTTGACCAAGCGAACAGCTTGATTTTTGCTACCTACGAATACGTTTATCATTGTATGAGTATATGTCTAATTTTAGGAAAAGTCAAGGACAAAAATTGTTTAATGGAATCAAGCACTTAGCAAAAAGGGACAAAAAGGACAAAAAGGGGTGCTTTTGGCACCCCTTCTGTTAGTCGCGGCGAGTTACCGCATGATATGGAAACTTGTCCAGAAAGTCGCTACGATACTCTCTCTGATAGTAGTAGCGCATCTCATGCGAGATTGCTCTCTCGGCACGACGCTTGTTGGCTTCCTTGATTGCTTCCACAACCTTCTTTGCGATATCCTTGACCTTGCTTGCAGCTTTTCTTACCATACAGAACTTCATTGATTACTCCTTGCACATCGTGCGAACAACGTTACGATATTCAGTCACCTGCTTGTTGAACACATTCTCATAGATACCAAAGAGATTGTCCGTGTGCTTGTTGACAAGACCAAACATCTTTGAGACCATATCAACCTGCATGTCCGTGACATCCAAGGTGATAGACTTCATCTTGTGTGAGAATGCATCAGCAGTTTTCTTGTTCTCGCTTGTAGTGAAAAACTTGGTTAGATATTGATTTTCTTCTAGAGTCCAGGGCCACATTGTGCACCTCCATTGTTCGTCGCTCACAGTTGAGCCGACATCCATACTATATATGATTCTTGTGTGCAATGCAACATGAA